TCATACCATGTAGACCGACTAATGCCGAGTTCCCGGCAGCAGTCCGCTACGGTAATAAGACCGTCTTTTTGTTTTTGAGCGAGTTTTTCAAACTGCTCGTCATCAATCTCGGAAGCGGGTCTGCCGAACCCTCTGCCGGTCTTCACCGACACCCGCTTGCCATCGACAACCGGCATAGCGGCGATACCCTCAGCCTGCCGTTGCTTGGTCTTCTTGCGCTCCTGCTCGGCAACAGCACCAAGGACTTCAATCAGAATGTTGTTGACCATTTCCAGCACCCATGTCTGGTCTTTGAAGTCAATCAGCGTGGTCGGAATGTCGAGGATACGGACGATCACGCCCTTCTGCTTGAACCATTCCAGTTCTCGCTTCATTTCGTCTTTATTGCGCCCAAAGCGGTCGAACTCCTTAACGATGACTTCGTCACCTTCCCGCACAATGGCTTTCAGAGCATTGTACTGAGGACGGTCGAAGCTGCTTCCCGTGATCTTGTCGCAGTACACATTCTCGTCAGGAATATCGAACTTCTCACGAGCGACCTTGAGCTGCCGAGCAAGGTTCTGTTCCTTGCTGGACACACGACCAAGGAAGTATTTCATGGTTCACTCCACCTCGTATCCACCGTCCGGCAGACGGGTATTGGCAGGAACAACGATGACCTTGTAATCCATCGCTCTGAGCATGGTGGTCAGCAGGGACACAGGAATGTCCTTGACATTCTTGTTGTTCAGACGTTCCCAAATCGTAGCGTTAGAGACATTGAGTCTTTTTGCGAGTTCAGCGTTGGAAAGAGACTTGGAAGCCATGATCTCTTTCAGGATTTCTCGACCTCTCATGTTTATCACCTCGGCTTTATTATACATATCAAGCGTTTTATTGTCAAGCGTTTTCTTGAAATTGATCTTTTTATTTTTTTGCGGGTATTTTTGAGCCGGGGGCTTTTGGTGTAGTCAGGGCTTCCTCAAAACTCATGCCTTTCTTCTTCATACGGTATTCCACAGCGGGAACCGTAATACCGTATTCCTCGCACCACTCGGACAGGGGCTTTTGCACACCGTCAATCACATATACTCGCTTTCCCATGTTCCCCTTAAAATCAAGAGCTTCCTGAAAACTTAGCCCTTTCGCCATTCTTTTTCGCATGGTGTCGGTACGCACACCAAACGAATTGCAAGCGGCAACAAAATCATCTGCTTTTCTCTTTTCGACAGCGGACTTCACAGCGTCCTCGAAAGGAACGCCCCTGTGCAGATCGGCAGAAACCCGTTCATAGGAAACATCATGTTCCAGACACCAATCGGGAAGGGTCATTCCATCATAGAGTGGAATATTCCGCTTATTCTGGTTTTGTTCATAACGGGTAATCCAGTGGCAGTTTTCAGGAGAGTAGCCTTTATCGTTTTCCTTGCGGTCAATGGTTAGCCCCTCACGATAGCCGTTTTCCATCGCCCAATCCACAAACGCCCAAAAGTCATACCGCCACTCGTCACACATGGTAATACCCCGACCACCGTAATTATGATAATCCTTGTCAGTCTTACTATAACACCGTGACTTCATACATTTCCACCGAGAATAGAGAGGGTGTTCCTTCATAAGTGCCTTTTTATTTTTTTGCGGTTTTTCGGAATACAACTTTTTGGTGTGCTGACATTTGCAAATGCCGTGGTTCTTACCCTTAGCGTAATCCTTGCCGTTGTAAGTCTGTTTGACCAATCCGCAATGAACACAGCGGAGCGTCCAGAGCTGCCGCTTCTGTTCAGGGTCGTATTCTACATCGGTCACTTCAAAGCAGCCGTAGACTGTGCCGATACGCTGATTGTAGAAAGATTGCTGAATTTGCTCCGTGTAATTCATATTATCACCTCACGGATAGTATAGCATATTCCTTTTTATTTTTCAAGAGTTTTTGTGAATATAGGGGGAAGATGTATGAATTGAAATCGCCACTTACCCCTCACCCCGCTCACGCTGCCGCTGGCATATCCCCCGCCCCCGTCACCCATTCACGCCGCTTAAATCAGGCCGAAAAGCGCAAAAATAACCGCCCCGGAATAGCACCGGGGCCCCGGAATAGCACCGGGGCGGCGTTCACTTATTCAATTTCAATATTTCAATCAGGATTTGCACCGGCAACAAAAGCAACAAAAGAATTAAATACACACTTTCACCGCCTTTCAACCCACGCACACCCAAACAAAAGCGGGGTTATATTTCCGGCCTTTATAGGGCTTTACCGTGATATTACAAAAGCAATTTGCAACCCCCTTGCGCCCATGTTTCATAGCGTATAAACGCTTGCACCGTATCAGGGGATACAAGATAGCAGCTTGCGCCGCCGTGCTTTTTCCTTGCGTATACCATACTTTATACCCCCGTTAAAATACCGTATCAACAACGGTTAGAATTGTTACCCACAGATCAATATACTGTGTGCTATACCCGGAATAATCGCCCCTGTCAAATTCTGTTTTGCCCGTGATAACATAACCAACTTGTTTTACATTTCCGTCTGACAGATCAGCGAACATTTCCGACTTGTTTTTAATGGCATTTTTGGAAATGTTAATAAAGTGCTTTTCTTCCACCCGTTCCCGGTAAATTTCAAGCGCATTTTCCACGCTATCCGCATTTATGCGCATATCCGAAACAATACCGCCGTCAATGTACCACTTTTTATTGTTGTATTCTTTCATTGTTGCCGTTGTTTTGAAAATGTAATTCATAATTAAACCCCTATTCTGATACATTCATCAAGCGGAACTCTATACCCATACACCCGGAAAAAAGCCGCCCCTTTCCGGGTATACTGTATCTTGCACCGGTGGAACGCTTTACCGCCGCCCCATGCCCCGGAAACACAATAAACATAATCATCAATGCCGTGTTCAATGCCTTTGATTTCAAGCCCATTCAAGCCGCTATAATAAGCGATACTTTCCCGGCTTTCGCAATATTCCCGTTTATTCATGATTGCAAACCCCCTTTATAAAATCCCTTGCAAGGCTTTTCAAGCTTTCCCGCTGCTGTTCATAGGAAAGGCTATAATCATAGCGAATTTTTTCGGCCCGTTCTTCCACGGCTTTCACCTGTTCATATTTGGGGCGGATATTTCCGAAAGGGGCATACCCTGTTACAATGGCAACCCCGCCGCTCATATCGTAAATATCAGCCGCCCACCCCTCACGGCGTATCGTGTACGCAACCGGGCTTTCATAATTCAAAAGGGTTTGCAATCCGCAATAGGGAACGCAAATAATTTTATTGTAATTTGCCCGGATTGCCTTTTGTGTTGTCTTGAATTTCATTTATTACACCCCTTTCAATAATTCACACTGTTAGCGGAACGGCGGTTATACATGACTTTCAAACTTTCGGCGGGGGTCATATCCGCCGCTTTCGGCTTTTCCGTTTCTACCGGTTGCATATCCCACCATGATTTCCCGCCGCCGTTCATATCATAGAATGAAAGAAAACTATTTACATGGCGCATTGTAGTAGCGGAATAACCGCCCCACATACGAACGAACCGCCCCGCCGCCGTGATACGACAAACAAAAGTATTATAAGACTGTAAAACTTTTTCGCCGTTGTCCGTTTCAATGACTTTTGCTTTTCCGTAAAAACTTTTTGCCCGGTCATAACCGCAAACGGGTAAATCAAAAATCTTTTTCATAATGTAAACCCCTTTCAAACTCAAATTTGATTATCAAGTGTTTTATTGATGATTAGAGTATATCAAGTGTTTTATTGATTGTCAAGTGTTTTATTGATATTTTATCAAGTTTTTTATTGACGCTTGCAACCGTCTGAAAAACTACACTTTTTCGCACTATACAATATAAAGGGATGAAAAATATTCCCGCTTTCAGATCAGGCCGGAACCCCGGCAGCGCCCACGCCGCCCCGGTAAAACCCGCCGCCGATCAGCCGGGAAAGAAAAAGCCGCCGACCCCGGAGCGGGAGATCGGCAGCTCTGTCAAAGTCGCAGACCCTCGCCGGAAAGTCGCAAAGTCGTTCGGGCGAAAGTCGTAAAGTCGCTCGGCATAGTCGTAAGCCATAGTCGCAAAAGTCTTGAAAGTCGCTCAGTCCTCCGGGTCATAGTCGCTGGACGCACCCGCCACATCTTCGAGATACTTCTTCTCCAAGTCCTCGGCGGGAACCTGATCTCCGAGCTGTTGGTTAGGTGTCAACACGACCTCCTGCTTGTCCGCATAGCCGAAATGGTTCTTCATGAGGAAAATCGCCGTGACGGGATTGACCTTTCCGTTCTGTGCGTAATCTTCCATTTGTGCGTTCAAAAATTGATACGCTTTTTTTATAAGGTCACGGCTTGCGGGGGGTAAATAGTCGCTGTCGATACCATTAGCCCATGCCCACAGTGTTTTCCTGTGTACTCCAAAAGCCAATGCCAATCCTGCTACACTTGGCTTCATATCATCCTCGGCACAGATTTCAAGATACTGACCAATGCGCTCCTTGACCTGTGCAGGCTCCTTCATGTCGGGTGTCTCCCAATCCCACATTCTCAGGGAGTGAGCAATATATTTTCGATTTTCACCCGGCTCCATGTGAACACTCAGAGCGTCACTTCTGTCAGGCCGCTTATTGCCGCCAGTACCCTTTGGTCTGCCACGACCACGCTTTTCGACAATTTCATCTGCCATAGTCGTTTTCTCCTTTCAAAGTCGCCAAGGTGATAAAGGTGAGTAATCGGGTGCATTTCCCTATAACTATTTCTATATACGCGCGTATAAGAGAGAGTTATAGGCATTTATGCCTGATTACTCACCTAACTCACCTAAAATACGAAAAACAATTTTTCAAAACACGCCAATTTGAAAAAAGTCTTTGCAAAAACACTCACCTTTATCACCTTTGTCACCTAACTACCAGTCGGCATTGATGACCACTTTGTTTCCGTGGGCGAGTGCTTCCGCCACAACACTCTCCACGCCGTCCCAGTTGTAGACCTCTTTCTTCACGGCGTAGTCTGCAAGCTGCTTTGCCTGCTCGTTGTCAAGAACCATGTCCTTGCCGTACCAATCATTCTTCTCGGTACGCTTCTCATAAGGAACATAGTAGCCGAGCCTTTCCAGAAAGTCGTACCAAAGCCGACCACCGCTGTCGGTGCTGGCAACATCTACCGTGGTGATAACTTCACCACAATGAGGGCAACGAACATCTCTGCGTTCCATGACCGTAATATCAAGACCCATTTTTCAACACCTCCTGCGCCATCTTCACCAGCTCGACTAAATCATAGAACCGCCGAGGGTCTAACCCGGTCTGCTGCTTCACCTTGTTCAAGTGATAGAGAACGGTATTTCTGTGTGCGAAAATAGCACGGGCAACATCGGTGACATTCATGTTATGATTTGCCATCGCTATGACAATGTGAGCGTCTTCCTTATCCATGGTCGATCTCCTTTCGCAGCTCGTCATAGAGTTCCGAAAAGCGGCGGTTCCAGTGGCGCAGTCGCCAGAGGAATAGACAGCCTACAACAATCCATTCAACGGCGGCGATAGTTGTCAGAATGTCACTCATGCTCTATGCTCCTTTCTCGCAAAGCGGTTGAGCAACACGCTCACGGTGAGTTGACCAATCCTGTTCACATAGGGGCAGTTAAAACGGTCAGGGTGAGGAACACTGTTGCCGAGGTCGATGACCAGATCACGGGTGTTGTAGGAAATGTCCTTCGTGATAGTCGGCGTGGCGTAGATCACCACATCACGGTTCATCGTGGCCTGCAAGAGACTCTTGGTTTTGGAGTGCGCCACCGTCACAGTTGCGTTACCGAGGGTGAGGTACTTTGCCAAGTTCTGAACGGCATGACCCCGGCCTACAATGGTAATGTCCTTAGCGTGAACCAAGTCCAATGCCAGCAAGAGCGCTAAAGTTGCCTGAGACACCGATGACATTCCCTGTGAGTAGGAGTGGTCAATGTCAACCTCGGAAGTGAGCTTAATGTCAGACGGGACGGTTTCTCTGTCCACCACCACGGCCTTGTACGGAGGGCAGGGGTATTGAGTGAGGTCACAGTCAATACCCAACAGGTCAGCCTTGTGCTTGACCGATTTCAGAAATACACTCTCGTAGGAACCCAGCAATAGCAGTCTGCCGGTAGGGTGAAAGCGGGTGGTTTCCTCGTCCAAGGTGGCAGAAAGCGTTTTGATTTGCTCCATTACATCATTCATAGTGCTTCTCCTTTCTTTCAAAGTCATGGAGAGAGATCATCTTCTCACGGGTGAGCTTGTCAACCACTCGACCGATCTCCGAGTAGCCGCAGACCGCCGCCAGCCGTTCAAGGTTGCCCTTGGTCTGTGCCGTGACTACGATGGAAATACGGCGAAGGTTCTTTTTCTCAGTCTTCATCGCTTTCCTCCGTGAACACGGTTCCCTCGAACCCTTCTGCCCTGCCAAGAAGTCTCCACAGACCTTCTTCCTGTTCGCCGCAACAGGGACAGGATTTTGCGGCGATTTTTCCGAGTTTCTGAGGAAAGTTCTCGTCTTCCTCGACATACAGAAGGTGTTCGCACTTACGACACATGAAGACGGTGAACATTTCGTTACCGCATACACACTTTTTACTCATGTTTATCCTCCATTCGGTCGCAATCGTCAGAGATTGCACAGTCTTCACAGCCCTTATAATAGAAGCAGTCCCGGCAACATGAAATAACAGGCATACACCGCTCAGCGTATTCTTCACAGTTGGCAATAGGGCAAGTGCCATCAACGCAGGCAACGCCCACATAATCGGGGCAGTATTCAGGCTTCATCATCGCTGTCCCCTTCCGTCAAAGCTCTTGCGAGATCGTCAATCATCTGGTGCATAAGCCTATCAGCTACGCTGTACTCGTCCTGACACCAGAAAGAGAATTTCAGGTGCAACAGCTCATGCACCAATGTCTTTTCAAAGTTGAACGGTACAATGCGGTCGCCGTAGCAGGCGGGATTGATGATCTCAATACGGGCGGTCTTGATGGACTCCGACCAATCCGTACACCCAGCCGCATTACTGACAGACATTTCTTCGGGACGAAGGTGAGTGACGAGCTTTATGCGCCACTCCTGCAAACATAGCTTCTTCTGCCACTTTTCCAGTAGGCGTTGTTCCTCAGTCGTTGCGATCATGCAATCTCTCCTTTCTGAATTGCTCAATGTCTCGGTCGATCAGGCCATTCAATTCAGTTTCCGCCATGAACGCAGCGAACACCTTACCGCACTTCACGCAGTAGTTAATGAAGTGATACCCATTTGTGTCATGAATGGTTTGAAGGTTCTTATCGTATAGGCGGTGTCCACCAGTCAGGAAACATTTAATCCTTTTCCACTTCATCACGGACGCTCCTTCACAATACGAATTTTTCTCAGGCGTTTGCCGCACCGCTTACAGACTTCATAATTGCTCTGCCAGCGGTGAGAACCATTACGGCACTTGACCTGAATATGAACATACGGGTCTGCTGTGTGGATACCGAAGCGGCAGAGGATAGAATTACATGAACGGTTCATTAGGACGCTCCTTTCAGTCTGAGGTTCTTGTAGACGGGGTAGCCCTGATACACAACCTTGCCGCCGTGCCACTCCGGGTGAGTCTCCATGTCAGCGTTGAACCGCTTGGCAGAACAGGCAAAGTACCCGTTGGACTTGCACCAAATCTTGTAAGCGTCAAACAGAGACTTCGAGCGGGTGTTGACCCCCTCAGCCTGCTCACAGCGTTCTTCGAGGAACTGCAAGCACAGATCGTTGTCACGCTCGTACTGGTTGACCACCTTCTGCATAGCGGGAGACATTTTCAGGCCGAACCGCTTGTACTTGAAGTACCCGGCGACCAGCCAAGCGAAAATGCCCTGCATAGCTTCCTGCGTCTGAAACTCATTTTTCAGGTTCTTGTCCTGCTCTGCTTCGGTGAAATGGCGGTTGAACTCGATCACTCGCACACGGTCGGAAGCGAACAGGGACTTATCGCTGACGGTGGGAAGATCGTTGCAGGAGAGCCAAAGGGTGAACTGCGGCAGGAAGGTCGTGGCAGTCTCATAGAGGTTCCGGGCTTTGATTTCCTCGCCGCCCGTGAGCTGCTTGATTGTTTCCTCGTCCAGCTTGCCATACTGATTACTCTCAGCCATCGTGACAAAACGCTTACCTTTCAGAGAAGCCAGCATGGGGTTCGCTGCTTCGGCGTTCTTCGAGCGTTCTGCCTTGCAGATGATCGACACGGGGGACACGGAAGCATAGTCACCGAGAAGGTGGTGAATTGCCGAGAGCATGGTAGACTTGCCGTTGCGAGTGGTCTTGCCGTGGAGAATGAACATACATTCTTCGTTTGCCATACCCAACATAGAGTACCCCAGTGCCTTTTGTAGATAGTCAGCCTTGTCTTCGTCATTACAAGTGACTTCTGCAACGAACTTCTCCCAGCGGCGGCACCGTGCGTCCTGCAAGGTGTAGTTGAAGTTGGTCTGCATGGTCAGGAAGTCTTTCCAGTCATGTTCCCGGAACTCCATCTTTTCGAGGTCGAAAGTTCCGTTCTTGCAGTTGATAAGGTACGGGTTTGCGTCAAACTCCACCGAAGCGATAGGAAGCACACTGGCAGCGTCCTTCATTAACCGGTCACGGAAGCGCCGGTCGCCCATCTTTACGATGAACTTCATGTACTCGGTACGGCGTTCTTCATTGGCGATCTCACCGCAGTAGAGAGCCATCAGGCGGCAGAACTCTTTGATCTTCTCCGCTACCAGCAGAGAGCCTGTGTCTTTGCGCCATGCACCATCGGAGTAGGTGAACCAGCTTTTCGCTTCGGGGCAGTAGCGGGTATCATTCTTGTAGCACTCGGAGAACAGCTCCGCCATGCCGGACTCGTCCCACGAATACCCCGTTCCGCTGATCGGGTGGCTATGCTCAGGCTGTGCTTCCTTGATCTGAAACATCACTCTGGACTGAGCTTCGTCCATGATGTAACGACCGTTTGAGAGCTGGAAAAGAGCCTGTTCTTCGGGGACGGTTGTGATTTCATCCGCCATTTTCAGCACTCTCCTTTGCGAACTTTTTCAGGGGTTGAAGGTCGGCTCTGACTTTCTTAATGTACTTCTCCACGATGGACTCAACCTCGTAGCGGGTAACGGGGTTGACCACAGAGCGGTCAAAGGCTCGTGCGATCTCATTGACTTCCCGTATGCGGTCGATTTCGTTGTGGTAGCTGACCGCAAACTGCTGACCGTTTCTCATGGCAACCGTGAGAACAAAGGGGTATTCCGCTCGTTGGCCTTTACTGGTTGAGACAGTCACAATGTCTGCGACATTGAGAAGGGTTCCGTTGAAATTGTAAAGCATGAGTTCACTTCCTTTTCTTCATCGCTCTCGCCAGCACCACAGCGGCGCAGTCCTGAGAGTCTTCGTCCCACCATGCACAGCGCTGTTTCTGGCAGGGACAGAGGGGAATATCTTCGGGGCAACTCATTGATAACGGACAGATTTTCTTCTCACTCTCCACTGGCTACACCCCCCCCATAGAAGAAAGCGTTCTTCAAAGCGGTGTCCACATGACGCATAATCTCAGGGGGCAGAGTACAGATGTACTCCCAGTCATCGGACACATCTACGACACGCACCTGTTCACACTCAACCATGCTCGGCTGTAAAGAACCCCAAGTGACAGCCACATGGGTTGGCAATTCCAGCCGCTTGATTTTAGTGGTCAGGGGAACGACAATGCTGGTGGAAGAAAACTGATTGCCGACATTGTTTTGCACAACCACCCACGGACGCTTACCGGCCTGAATATGACTGTTGGCAAGCATGGGAACATCAATGACAACAACATCGCCACGCTGATAAGGTTTCATAATTACCTCCTGTATCTGGTCACGCTGTTGACAATCAACTCGACCTCGGACTGAGGGAGCGGCGGCTTGCAAGCCTGTTGATTGGCGTACAACAGCTCTTTGTAAATCTCTGCTTTGGTGTATCCTTGGTTATGGAGCTGACCCGCCAGAGAAGTCAGGCTGAGGTTCCGGCTTCCCGGTGTGATAGGCGGGTATTCAGGCTTCAAATGCAGTTTGCCGTTTTCAGGGCGGCGATAGATGGGAGAATAGATACGCTGAGGGGCGACCGTACCTGAGCTACTTTCCTTCGGCGTGTCGGGAAAATACTTCTCGATTACATAGTCAATCGCTGACTGGTTTTCAACGATCTCGGAGAAGATCAAAACCTCGCCGGTCATGATGAAGTACCGATTGCTCTTGTAAATCTCCACGGCGGCACGGTTGTTCTTGCCCTTGAAGGGCAGCTCACCACGAACGAGAATATGAACCCCTCTCCCGCTTCTGGACTTTTCCGTGTAGGACTGGCAATGACCGATAATGTCAGCCGCCAGCGGGTTTAGAAGCCCATCAGTAAAGCCATCGTCAATGTCGATACCTACAACCCCTGTATCGTGAAACACATAGCCAAGACCGTCATAGTAGCCGTGCTGGACATTGTGTTCAGCGTCAATGTAATTCGACCATGTATCAGGATTAGAGGAAGAAGCCGCCTTTCTCACGGTGGCCTGCATGGGAACCTTTGACCCGTCCCATACATTGACCCATGCCTTTTCCTCTCGGAGTTCAGCGGGTATATTCAAATAGCTCATAGGCTTACCTCAGCTTTCATACGGACTTGGTGAAGACCAGTCCCATCTATCACCGCCACGGTAGGCGTTGCGGAAGTGGTTTCTTTTGCCATCGCCAGAGAACCACAGGTAATCCGCAGGGAGGACACGACCGACCTCAACCTGACCTTCTCTCTCTGCATACCAGCGAGTCAGTACATCTATACAGAGAGTAATCAAACCACCATCGACCGGGTTTTCCTCGTTGTACCCTACAAATTGTTTGGGTGTAGTCACGACCGTTATAATGTCGCCGTAGCCATGATCGACACGGTTGAGCGCACACCACACACAAGCAGCTTTCTCAGCGTCAGAGCTGACCCCTCTGGCTTCTCCCCATAGCATTTTCGCCAGTACAATCACTTCCTCGTCTGTCCACGGCTGAGGTGCCACCTCCGGCTCTGGCTCCGGGGTGACTACCTCTACCACCTCGACAACGGGAGAAGGTTCTTCAACCTCAACCGTGGGTGATTTCAGACAAAGGACTGCGACAATGGTGACGAACCACAGGAAGATCGAAAATCTCAGCCCTCGCAAGGGGTATTAGACTTGCTGGACTTGGGCTTTGTCGAGGTTCCAGCAAAATAGAACTTGTCATCTACGCAGATGGGGAAACCGGGAAAGAGCTTGCTGGCGGTCTGTGTTCCACGGGAACAAATCTGCTCTGCCGCCGCCAGCGACATTTCATCTTTCACAAAGTCCTTTCCAGCAGCCATGATATACGGCACTTTGCCGTCAATGCTTTTCAGCTTCATCGGGTTCTTTCCTTTCTTTGTTCCACGCTTCCACATCAACGCCGATACGCTTCAACATTTCTTTGCAGAGCCATGTGTAATCGTCCGGCATTTGATAATACTGGATAAGGCGGTCATGCTCGGCGGAGAAAGCGTCATAGAACTTCCGCAGGCGCTTCTTGCCGAAACCAAGGTGAACATGGAGGGTATAAAGCACCATAGCGTCAATGTCATCGGCGTAGCGCCTGTCGGCTTCCACGAGCTGACGATTGATCTCCATGTCCATCGCTTTCTTCTCGGCGGCAGTTAAAACCGCACCGAACACCTTGCCGCCAGCTTTCTTGACCCTCATACCCCAATGTCCTCGAAGAAGACGGGATAGGTCTGTTTCAGCAGGGTCAGGAGCATATTGGCAACGACCCGCATATCGGGGTGAGCCGCTACGGGACAACGCATACGGCAGAAATGCCGCCATTCTCTGAGATCAGCGGTCATGACCACCTCGGTTTTTAAGCTGTTCGGAAGGATAGACCGAGCTTCCTGCGGGGTGCAACCCTCGTTCAGCAGATCGAAGTAGGCGACCTCAGCGTTCTCGCACGACCGCTTCCAGATGTGGTAGGTCGAGTCGGTCTTGGCGAAGGTCGAGGGACGAATGACGGTGATCTCGCCACCGAAGCCCTCCTTACCATAATTGCAGTACCGAGTGGACTCCTGACAGAACGCCGCCAGACGGTGACGGACAATCTCATGGCTCACGCCCCGGTCGCAGATGAAGCGGACAGTGAGAGAGCCATGCTCAATGACAGCTTCGTGACCCCGCTTGATAATGCCCCGGACGAACTTCTCTGCGCTTCCGTCCGTGATCTTGTCCTCGGACTTGTAGCAAGTGCGCCCTGCGGCTTCGATGGTGGTCAGAAGGGTCTTATAATCGGGAGCGTTGATAAGCTCCACAGAAGGTTCAATGATTTTCACTTTCAGACTCCCTTTCATACCAAGGTTTGAAGTTGATAATCTGTTCGTAGAGGTTGTTTACTCTGCCATCGAAACAGATTGTACGGTCATCGACATGAACGATGGAGGGAACTTTTCTTGCTTGAATTTGCACCATAGGAAATCCGTAGTGTTTCAACCATTCAGCAATCGCCGTCTGCCCCTCAAAGGACTCCGCACGAGAAGAACAGATGACCACACATAAACCATCGCTTATGAGTTGTTCAATGACCTCTTTAATCCCTTCTACGGGAGGGTCTGGGATAACAGCGGCACCCTTCCACCCGCTTCGGTAAGAATGAATTACACCATCGAAATCGAAAGAAACTGTTGGAATATACATACTTCACACCCCCGCAACATGGCTTGCCAGCATATCGGCTTGGTGTGTCCACAGCACATTCGGGTACTGGCTGACTGCTCTGGTGTAGTCATTCCACTCGGACTTGTCGGTGAAAGCGCCCATGTGGTAGCGGATACACATGATTTCTTCATCAGTCAGCGTGTAGAACTGAGAGAGAAGCATGACGGACTTATCACCGTGGCCTTTCAGAAGGGTGTCGGAGTTGTATTCCCACGCCTGTTCGTTATAGATTGGTGTACGTCCACCATTAAATTCTTCAATGTGGCCTGCTACCGGGTGGCGGTACTGGTCGATCTTACACAGGTCATGGAACATACCCACGATGAAAGGAGAACGAGCCTTGCGCCAAATCAGGTGATTATCCTGAGTCAGCGTCAGGAGGAACTTCGTGACCATGTAGGAGTGTTCCAGAAGACCGCCCTCGTAATTGCCGTGGTACTTGGTGGAAGCAGGGGCGGTAAAGAAGCCGTAAGCCGTCAGGTACTCCATCATGTCATCGGAAACAACAGAGGTTCCGTCAGGCAACTTCATGAAGTTCAGAAAATCGGTCACTTCGGACTTAGAGAAGCAGTCAGGCATTTTCGTACTCCTTTCTATGGATACTCTTTTCGCTGTCGAACCCGTCAGGATAACGAGCCAGCAGCTTATCGACATTGTGCTGTGCCACATATTCAAGGGTCACACCCAAGCCGGTCGCCAACTGTGCGACATACCAGAGAACATCGCCCAGCTCGTCAACCATCTTCATCGGGTCGAAAGCATGACCCTGAAACTCGGTCTTTTTCAGAAGGTCAATACACTCTCCGGCTTCGCCGTTCAGACCGTAACAGCCGTTGCGAACCTTATCCCATGAAGTCAGGTCGCCGGAAGTACGCTCGGCGGCTTTCTGATAATCATTCAGTGTCATCGTCAGCGACCTCCATTTCCACCACCGTCATAATGGCGTAGTTAGCGAGGTCAATCAGGGTGTCTCGGATAGACTCGTCATTGACCTTCTGTTCACCGCCACGGGAGAGAGTTTTGAAGCGGCTGAACTTATCACCCAACCGAATACGAGCCATCGCCATTCCTTCTTCAACGAAGGTCTGGTGAAAGCTGTCACCGTAGTCATGGTTCTTACGCTCATAGAGATTGTTAATCTCTTTGCAGATTTCAGCGTGGCGCTGAACCTTGGAGAGCGAACAAATATAGGCTTCTGCCATTGTAGCTTATCCTCACTTTCAACATAGTTTTCAACATACCATTGGCGAGGGAGAACCTTTCAAATTAGCCCTCCCTCGCACTCGGTATCAGCCAAGGAGAGCTGCCAAATCCAACGGGGTCTTAGGAGCGGTCTGAGAAGCCGCAGGAGCGGTTTTAGCGGCGGGGGTAGTAACCGTATTTCCGGAGCCGCCCCAGCCCTCAGAGGGGCGCTTATCGGCCAAACGGGCGAAGGTTTTGATCTGTCCGGGCTTCTTCTTGCTCTCCTGAACATCATGTTCCACATCGCACTCGATGAAGTGACCAATCAGGTCGGTGTGGTCGATCTCGGTCAGGTCGAAATTGTCGAGGGCAGTCTTGGCGAAGTAGCTGAAAGCGTTGTATGCACCCTCGTTTGGAGAGCCATCGGATTTCAGCAGAGAGAAGCGCTCGATGTGCTTACTGCCGGTCTGCGTCTGCATATAGACTTCCAGCTTGCCGAAGTCTTCCTTGTACTTCACATCGGTAATCTGAAAGACATGAGTACCTTCGGGAATGAGGGTGAAACCCTCGGTGAGTCCGATTTTAGCCATTGTTTTTGTCCTCCTTCATGGTGTAGAAATTGAGCTGTTCTGCATACTCGCAGGGGAAGATGATACCAACCAACTGGTCTTCGTCATCGGGGTACTTGGCGTACTGCTTGACTAGCAGGGCTTTCGGTACGCTCTTGTCGCTTTCCAGATCGTAAGCGTACAAGATTTCGCAAAAGTCAGACTTCTCGATCAGCGACCAGTCATCATTGGTGATGGGGAGGGTCATGGTGCTGTCCGGCGTGGCGAAGATACGGACACAATCCTTGATTGCGCCGTCCGGCTTAGGCATGATTGCCTTGACCAGCGTGGCGTACTCGGTGCAACCGACCTGAGAAATCAGGCGACCAATGCCGTCAGGCATTTTCTCGTTGCTGTACCCGGTCACGCTGCGGATACCATCGGGAATGAGCATGAGTACGGACGGGGAAGCAAGCCAGCGTTCGTCCATGTACTCGTAGATAGCGCCGCCATCAGGGGCGAGGGACTTCACGAACTTGGAAAACTTCATAGGTCAATCCTCCTTTTCAATTTCGCCGGAATAGATAGCGTATGTGGGGGTAGTGACCGTGTATTTTTCCAAGATACCGTCTTTTTCCATGAGTTTCTTGTCGATACTCGACCGTTCGCTCTTTCTAACTTCCCACATATAACGATTTCCGGTGATAACAGATTTTGTGTCACCGTCACGGAACTGTTCAACAGCTTTTGCCTTAATCATGTCGGTCAAGACCTTGTACCGCTTCTCGTCCTCAGCCACCTCAGCGGCGTGAGCGTCCAGCTTGGCTTTCAGGTCTTCGGCTTCCTTGACCAGCGCCGCCATATCCGTTTCAGGAGACAGGTTGTTGGTGCGGAGAGCTTTCAGGATTTCAGCGTCCTTGCGCTCGTCAAAGGCGGGGGAAATGCCGCTCTCCACATAGTCCTTCCACCATTTCAAGGCAGGCTTCACATACTTCTTCTCGAAGTCAGGATACCGCTCAGATACCTTGAAGGGACGGGTGATGGTATTCTCACCGCTACACACGAACTTCTCAGGGTTATCGTAGTCCTTGGGTTCAAGGAAGGAAGCGACCATGATAACCTCGTCCACGCCGAGAAGGTAAGCGTACAACGCTGCCTGCAAAGCGTAATACTCAGGAATATCGTCTTTCCAATCCTCGACACGCTTGGAAGTCTTCATTTCGAGGACGGTGGTGGGCTTACCATCTTTGCCATAGAGCAAGTAGTCCCACATACCACCGAGAACGGGGCTTTCCTTGAAGAAGTCACCGTAGGTCTGACGGAAGTAGTCTTTGCCCCAAATGTCGGTCGGTGTGACCAGATTGCTCATGAAGTAGGTCTGCTTCATGTACTCAGCCTGCTTAGGCTCGATGGTCTTACCAGCGATGGTGTAGATCGTATCCTCGAACGGCTTCTGATAGGTGCGGGTCACTTCACACCAAATCTCGAACGGCGTAGACCACGGGTTCAGACCGAGGATAGTGGCAAAGCGAGTACCGGTCAGTTTCTTCGGACGCTTGGGAGGGATAATCTGGATTTTGTTGCCGTCAAGCCATTCCATTTTTGTCTACCTCCTTATAATTCACAAATTCATCAGCGGCACATTCCTGAACGGCAGTATCAGGATTGTTACCGTAGAGCTTACAGCAATCCGCTTCCAAGTCTGCATTGATGCACTTGCGGCAATCAATTTCGATCATGCTTTAGCCCTCCTTTGCCGTTTTCATTTCGTAGCCAGCCAGCATATTGTTCACGCCCTCGATCAGAGCGTCACACTTGTCGGCTTCGATCTTGGAAAAACCCTCTGTCTTCATGGCGATGGTCTGCACGAACTGTTCCTGCTCTGCGTCAATATCCATGAGCTTTTTCAGCAGGCTTTTCAGCGTACTGACCTGTTCCACGGTAGCCGCACCAGCAGGAGCGCCGGTCAGTTCTTTTTTGATTTCCTGACGCTGTTCAGTGGTCACAGGGGGCTTCTTGGTAACGGCGGGGGCGGGTGCGGGGGTCGTATCAAACTCGCCGCTGTCGATACTGTCATGCTCCACAATGTCCAAAACGAGCTGCCACAGGTAGCGGCGAATGTAGGTGATAGAGCTGCCGGTCGCCTGCATTTCATTTGTGACCTGATTGCCAGCGTTGGACACGATGGGGGCGATGGGGGTGTACGGCGCAACAAAATCAATGAAGTCCTCACGGTCATCGACATTGTAGACACGAGCGGTCGCCTTGTCTCCGTACATGGACGGAACCATCATCAGACCGATTTCAAGGAAAATCTGCTCAGCCTTGGGAACAATGTCCGCCAACTCGAAATACTTATATTCGAGCTTCATGTGCTTGCCACTCTTATCCACGCCAGCTTCAAGGAAGCGCACACGGGCAAGCTGCAACTTCTTGAACACATTCATGGTGGAATAATCCACCGCCGCAGTCTCAGCAGCTTTCTTGGTAGTAGCCATATTTATACCTCCAACATTTCTAATAATTTTTTCTTGATGGAATTGACTCTGCGGGTATTTCGCTTGGGTGGCTTCTCTCCGAGGAAATCTCGAACATAACGCCGTGCCAGCTGGATATACCAGTCACGGTCAACCACATCAATCGTCAGGTGATTGTCGTTGTCTACGACACATTTTGCGGGGAGTCCAGCAATCTTGACGGGATTGCCAGTGCCAAGGTGGATTTTGTAGAGGGTTCCGCACCGATGGTCTTCCGTGGCATATACCCGGTTGACCTTCTGCACGACCTCCATCTGACCGTCTACCTCATGGAGAGCGTCACCATACTTGCTCCCGGCCTTGGCGACCAACTGGAAGTCCAGCAGGCGGTCGCAGCTCATGATGGTATCTTCGACCGGGATACCGTAGGCCAGATAATCCTTGACCGCCTTAGCGACCACACAAGCGTTGTTGTTGATGTTGAACGCTCCTGCCGGGGCAATCCCACGAACGAGAACGCCACCCTTGATTTTGGGGTCGCCCTCGAAGGGAACCTCGACATAATTGTTCACATCTTTCTGACAGATCATCTTGATAAGGTCTTCCTCCAACTCGAAGCCGGTTCTGTCCTGCCACTCCTGCGTGATCTCTTGATACATCGGCACATCGCAGTCATCAAGGCTGACCATGATACCATCGGTGTTGAGCTGAATGATCTTCAAGGTGGGGCAGTCCTGAACAAGATGTTCCGCCATTTCGAGCAACTGCAACTGGCCTGAGATACAGACCGAGCGCCCCATGAGCGGGTCATACAGGTCGTTGTAGCGGTTCAGCATAGCGCCGTAGGTGGTGTTCAGCACCAGCTTCAAAGCGTTCGCCGTAGCCTTATCACCAGCCCTCTTTGCCTTAACACGCCGCTCAATGGTGGCGGCATACACATCGGGGGAGGGAATATTTCGGCTACAATAACCGTTCAAGGTCATCTGGTGTGGGTAGTAGCTTGCAACATCTTTGTTGCGAATAGAGCGGGTTTCCGTGGCTTCCTCTCGGTAACACGGGATAGCCCCGTGAATACCGCCGTAGGCGATGGTGCAAGGACAACCGCCTACCATCAGATCGAGCTTTTCCTTGAACACTACTTCGTCAGGAATACTCTTATCCTTCAACCGTTCGAAGAAGTCGAACACTTCCTGCGGAATGTACTGGCGAAGCAGCTTCGGCGGATACTGGTATTCCCGCTCGTCATAGTGCGGTTTCTGCTCTGCGTCGAGGTAAGCAGCGGTCAGCTTGGCGTTAGTCATGTAGAGGGCTTTTGCAGGATACAGCCCCTTTTCACGACCCAGCGTGAGCTTACTGGACAGGTAGCCTTGACGAAGATCGTCCAGCCTATCGGTTGCGTCAACATCATGGCGGCAGTAGAACACGACCTCTCGCTTCTCGTCCTCAGTTAGAGGGCGGTCGATGTTGAACGGAACAGTGGTTTCACGAATGTCCATTCCGAGGTGCGCTTCGATTGCTTTCAGGGACAAACCCATCTGGCAATCGTCCATCAGATCGTATTGGTCGAAGAAAATCCCGCAGTCACGGAGAGGGGCGTACTCCCAGCCCTCGTGACCACCAACGATGATAAAATCGTTGACCGCCTTGATTTCCTCCGGCGTGAAACCTGAGAGAACCGCTTTCAGAATGAATTGGTCATAGTGCTTATTGTTGAACCCTGCCAACAGGGGTTCTTGGGTCATGAATTGTTCGACCGCTTCATTGTCATTCCAAATCTCGGTGTATTCCCCCGTGACCTTGTTTTTGAAGACAAAAAGCCAATCGTAGGCAAACACCTCGCAGTCGAAAATGAATGGTTCAAGGTTCAGCGGTATCACCTCCTAATACTGCACCCCATTGTTGCGCCATAGCGTTCGCAATACCGGGGAATGTTTTTGAACGGGCTTTGGAATTGTGAGGTATCCTCGCCCCGTAGCTGTCCCCCCCCGCCTTGCGGCCTGTTCCGGCAGGAACAAAGGGCTTCCATTCTGTAAGAATATTGGTGTAAACCAACGGCGGAAGATTTTTCAGCCAAAGATAGGTGAGTTTACTCCACGGGTCGCCAAATTGATATGGCTGTATTCGCTGATCTTCTTTTGGCAATTCAACGATTTTGAGAGGGCGGGGGTTCTCAATAGCCACTCGATCACAGTCAGCATTTAGAAATCGAAGGAAAAACGCTTTGGCTTCCATCGCCTTTTGGAATCGAGCTTTATCAATTTGACCCTTACGGGGATACATTCGACACGCTCCCGCATTACTCATGAAAGTGCAAGGCGGGTGAGCAATTATCAAATCCCACCGCTCAACATAATGAGCTTTTCCGTCTTCGGTTTTGAAAACCAGATACCGTCCGAGTAACAGTAGAGCGTCCACTTTAATGTGCCATTCCGGGTGTCCACCTGAACACTCCTGAATGTCACAGGAGTAGGCTTCATACCCCAAACGCCGAAACGCAATACAGACAGCTTGACTTTCCTCGCAGGCAACGAGAACCTTTATATCAGTTCTCTCCGTCAATGAACTTGCACCCCGCTTTCCGGTAGGTGGTACACCGCTTTTTGTATCGCTTGACCATGCTCACGATACCGTCATCAACATAGTCATACGCTATCGGTTCACCTTTCCCCTCAAAGGCACGGGCGATACGACCGATACTCTGAACAATAACGCCGGAGTGCTGGTGCGGTGTGGTCAAGTACAGACGGTCAAGCCGTGGAATGTCCAATCCCTCACGAGCGAGAGCATAGGTAGCAAACAAATACCGTTTCTTGCCATGTCGCATATCCTCGATAGCCTGTTCCCGCTGCACTTTTGCCTTTTTGGAAGTCATACCACCGTCAACCATGACCGCCTGACTTCTCAGCTTGGGCGGTAAATTCTCAATTAGATACCGTAAATGGTTCACACGGTCTGAGAGAATGAGGTTGTAATGGTCGCAGTTATCAATCAGGTCAGAAACAATCAGCCGATTGCGGTCAGCGTTTTCAGTCAAAAAGTTAATCAACTTGGCTTCGATTACAGTACCGTCCGTATCAAGAAATTCCCTGTTTAGGCCAACTCCCGTAGAGCGAGGATAGACCGTGACCTTGACGATTTTATCAGCAACTACCTCTCTTAGAATGGTGTGAACCACATCACCCAACAAAGCAAAGGTTGCCTTAATCAACCCATCAGCCCGATCAGGTGTAGCGGTTAGGCCGTACTTGTGTCGAGCAGCTAACGAGTTCAGCACTTTTGAATACATCGTGACAGAGGTAGGAGAGCCGCTGACACGGTGGGCTTCATCTACGATAATCGTGTCCCATGTGTTTCGGTAGAGCGGGAGATCGAGATTACACATGGTTTGAACGGTCGCAAAGGTGATAGCCTTACCGATTTGTACCCGACCTTCCACAATCGTCCCTGTCAGTGAAGAACTCATGTACTGTTCCGCACGATATTTGCTTTGGGTTATTAGGTCTTTCGTATGGCAAAGCCAGAGCGTACGCCTACCCAGCGTAGCTGCCATCGCCAAACCTATCTGTGTCTTTCCACACCCCGGAGGGGCTTGAAGAATACCGTAGTAAGCGGTTATTAGGGCTTCCTTGGCTTCTACTTGGTAATCATAGAGCGGAATGGTGCAACCAAAGTCCACCTCGGTCGGTATAGGAAGATTGACCTTCATGTGGCAATCGTCCATCGCCAACACATCATTCAGACAACCATAGGGGAGAACCAGTGTGTCACCGTCCCATTGGAACAGGTACAACTTCTCAGGGGTGTTGCCGACCCAAAAGTGCATACGGACTTTCTTGGCGTACTCAGGATTGGGAAGGATAAGCTGCTTCTTGCACCATGTAAGCAACTGCTCAGACGGGTTTTCAATTCGAAGCTGATTGCCAACAGTTACTTGCATTGGGACACCCACTCTCCAAGTGTAATACCGAACTGTCTTATTTCAGACGCAGAGAGAACGGTCTTCATCAAGAACAGGTTTCGTATCACCGTGAAGGACAGGAAGTAGACAGCACCGTTCATCATTCTGAGAGCGAACCAACCCTCTCCGTTTCCCGTTTCTTCCCAAAGGGACATAGCGGAAAACTGGTTTTCTTCGATACGCTCCATCTTGAAAATGTCCTTAGCGCAGTCCTTACAGTCAATGGGATAGCTGACACCGTTCCGGGCAGCAATCACATCGAAAGGCTGACCTTGACTGTTCTGAGTCATAAGGTGAACCCAAAAGCCACATCTTGCCAAATTGTGACAGAGGTCTTTTTCAAAGTCGTTACCAACCTTGCGATTAACATTCATGCTTTTACTCCTTTCACCGCCCCTAACGGGGCGGGATTTACGAGATACCCGATCAAATGCAGAAGCCGAAGGACACGCCAGTGGAGTAGCTGGCGGTGTTAGGGGAGGCGGCGCCGTAGTAGTTCACACAACAGAAGATGGTTGTCGTTCACACGACAGAAGGTGGTGGTGCTGCCGGAATAAGGAGAACGCTCCCATCTCCAATCCCTCTCACCATTCTGCTTGCACTTGCCATAGGGCGTGTTCTCTCGCTTGTACCAGTCGTACCACTTACCCTCATAACCGCAGGAATAAATCTTGCGACCGAAGACCTCCTGCTCAGAAAGAACGAACAGCTTGTCAACAGAAGGAACCCGCACTTCGTTCTTGCTGCTCTTGGCGGTCATCTTCACCACGGGCTTAATGACCGCTTTCAAATCAGCGGGAAGCTGCTTCTCGAAGAAGTTGCCGTTGAGCTTGGCACGGAGATAGGAAGCGTCCCAGCCACCCTCATTGGTAGACTTCTCATTCATAGGAATGTCACCGTCAAGGGTTTCCACAGTCTCAAAGGTGATATGAACCAGACTGCCGTCCCTTGCGTAGTCATGGTTGAACCCGATGATACGGGCAGTCAGGTAGGAGCCGTCAGCCAGACGGAACTTCTTGGTATCACCGACCTCGAACATCTTGTCAGCAAGGCCGAAGGAGGAATACATATTGATCTCGTCCCAAGAACAGTCTTCCAGCTTGCAGCGCTTCGGAGAGGGGCGACCGCCGAACATGACACCATACACAGAATTAAGGTGAAGTTTGACGGTATCGGTATCCACATAGCCCGTAGGCATAAGGGTTTCGATCATCTTCTTCTGAGAAGCGATGGTTTTCTCCATCTTCTCGAACTCGTCTGCGAGTTTTGCAATCGTGCTATTCATAAAGTTCTCCTTTACAAAATGATAGGTTCTGATATAATCAGATTGAGCTTTTACGCTTGCCGTTGATGGAAGTACCAGTTCCGTCAGCGGCTCTTTCTTTTTCTCGGCGGGGCGGGATAAAACGCACCAGACAGCTCACAGAACAACCAGAAGCAGCCAAGGCCGATACCCATACGAACCATGCCTGCGCCGAGAGCCATCGTGTCTTGCTCCACCGCACCAACTACACCCAACAGGTAGAAAAACGAAAGAAATGCCAACACACCAAATACCTTTTTCATTATCTGTTCCTCCAAACCATAGGTTTCCATTGATACGGTGTTCCGTACTTCTGCTCGTACCAGCTCTCGAACTGCTTGCGGTTCGTTTCGTCCTTGAAAAACTCTCTGACAGATCGAGCAAGGAGTGAGCTGAACGCTTTGGCCTGTCCTCGCACTTCCGGGGCAAATGCACTGTCGCTCATGACACACCGCCGATCTGCCGCTCGTACCAGTCCAGAATGTCGATAGACTCAGCGATGATCTTGTCCACAGAAGGGCCGTTACGAGTTCCTGCGAGAATTGCACTCAGGACAGGGCCGTTCGTTTCAATACCCCGCTTTCGGAGCATATCAATCAGCCATGCAAACGACAGGTGATTGACGCTCAGGCGATAGCGAATTTTCTCACGCTCTTTCACAAAACCTCTCCTTTCTTTGAATTGAGAACAATATTTATTGACAACCAGTGGGCGTAATGGTACAATTTACTTGCCAAACAATTAAACCATTGACCACAGCAACCGCCGAAAAAAGAAAACCTTTCGGGGGTCGGGTTTTTGTTGTCAAAATCTCTTGTTCACAATCCAAAGTATATCCTACCTTTGTAGGATTGTCAATAGCAAATCCTAAAAAAGTAGGATATTTTTTGAAGGAGGTATTTATGAACACAAGTCGTATTAGAGATTTAGCTAAACAACAAGGGAAAAGCGTCACCTATATTTGCAAACTTATCAACCGCCCCAAATATTATTTGAATGATGTAGATAAAAAGCCTGACCGCATGATTTCAAATGAAGACTTGAAAACTCTCGCTATCAATCTTGGAACAACGGCTGAGTATTTGAAAGGTGAAACTGACGACCCTCTCTTTCACTTGTCCTCTGTTGGTTTGACCACCGAACCTTATGAAAAGAATTGCAAACGACCTATTTTCGGTCATGCGTCCGCAGGAAAAGGTGTCATCGCTCAGCAAGAAGCATTGGGGTATGAACAAGTTGACCCCGAATATGACTGTGACGATTGTTTCTGGTTGCAAGTGGACGGAGATAGTATGTCGCCAGTCTTAGACGATCACGATTTAGTGCTGGTTAAAAAGGACACACCTCCTGAAACAGATACTCTTATGGTTGTCATTGTTGATGACGAAGAAGGATTTGTTAAGAAAATCAGCATTGATGAAGATACTGTGACCCTTCGCTCTTTTAATCCACACTATCCTCCCCGTGTTTTTGGCGGTGTTGAAATTGGACGATTGCGCTTTGTCGGTAGAGTCATGGAGTTAAAAAGGAGATTTGCATGAAAAAATTTCCAATCGACCTCTCCTGTCTGACAGAGGAAGAAATCTCTCAATTTCAAGAAGACCCATATACGCTCTACAATGGAGATCAAAATGTTGCTATCTACCTTCGGTATAGCTCCACAGGCCAAAGTGACCAATCCATTGAAGGGCAGCTTCGTGACTGCCGTACCTTCTGCAAAGCAAATCACTACCGCATTGTGGCAATCTATGTTGATCGAGCAACGACCGCTCGTAAAGATGTGGAAAAGCGGCTTCACCTCATGGAAATGATTTCGGATAGCGCAAAGCAGAATTGGGAATATGTCATCGTCTGGAAGCTCGACCGTTTTGCTCGTAACCGAAATGACAGTGCGATTATGAAAATGCGTCTGCGGAAGAACGGCGTGAAAGTCCTCTCCGCCACAGAACACCTCACCGACAGTCCTGAAAGTATCATCTTGGAGTCTGTGTTAGAGGGTATGGCTGAATTTTTCTCTGCCGAGCTGTCACAGAAGGTCACGAGAGGTATGCGTGAGTCTGCCTTGAAGTGCCATAGCGTAGGCGGTCATATTCCCCTCGGATACAAGGTAGAAAATCATAAGCTGGTTATTGACCCTGACACCGCCCACATCGTTCAAGAAGCGTTCTCTCTTTACGCCAATGGTGAAAGCGTTGCTGCTATTTGCCGAAAGTTTAACTCTGCCGGATATAAGACTGCCAAAAATACGGAGTTCAACCGTAGCAGCTTTAAGGCCATGTTCCGTAATACTCGTTACATCGGCACTTATACCTACAAGGATATTGTCATCGAAAATGGTATTCCCGCCATCATTGATAAAGAGCTGTTTGAAACGGTACAGCGGCGGCTTTCTAAGACCGCCACAGCCCCAGCAAGGGGCAAGGCTAAGGTAGATTACCTCTTGTCTGGAAAGCTATTCTGCGGTCATTGTGGGGCTTCTATGAACGGTGAAAGCGGAGCCGGTAGACATGGCAAGGTCTACCACTACTATTCCTGCTACACCAAAAAGAGAAAACTTGGGTGTGACAAGCGGCCTTTGAAAAAAGATTACATTGAAGGAATAGTAGCTCGTGACGCTCTTAACCTTTTGACCGATCAGCTCATTGATGAAATCGCAGACATGGCAATCCGGCAGAGTGAACAGGATTTAATAAACGACACGCACATTCCGCAGTTGACCGCTCAGTTATCGGAGGTCGAAAAGTCAATCACAAATATCACCGCCGCCATCGAAAAGGGTATTGCTTCCGAGACATTGATGAACCGGCTTGTCCAACTCGAACACGAAAAGAAGACCCTCAACAAAGAAATCAAAGCTGAGGAAAAATTCGTCTACCGAATTGACCGTGACCAAATCGTATTTTGGTTGAGCCAGTTCAAATACGGGAATATCGAAGACGAAGACTTCCGCAGGCGGCTCATTGATTTGCTCGTCAACTCCGTTACAGTGTGGGACGAACCTGACGGGTATAAAATCACTACCGCATATAACCTAACCTCTTGCAAAACCAAGACTTTCCGGGTAGAAAAGAACCCCGCCGCCGAAGAAGCGACAGGGTTCGATTTTGGGGAGTCTGAGTGTACCAA